GTTCTGCATCTCGCGATACTTCGCTAGAGCGCGCTCTTTGCGCAATCGCGCCCGGGCTAGATCTTGACTGACTGGCTTTGCATTACGTCCCATGAATCATTACCGGTAAAAGAACCGGCGGGGTATGCCCCCGCCGGTGCGGTTTGCCCAGGAAGGAGGTGAGTGCCGCCGTGAAGCGCACACGCGCCCGGGGAGGCGGCCCGCATGCCCATGCCCCCGTAAATCGTTCGGCGTTGGGCTTTACGCCGCTGGGCCTGTGATGCCATGAACGCCCAGCTTGATGTCTACAGTCGTAGCGCCGTTGCCGGCGGCCTTGACGGCAACGCCCACAAGCGGTTTGCTGCCAGTTCCGGCGGTCACGGTCAGGTAGCCGTTGGTGGCGTCCCAATAGAGCAGGTCGCCGGCGGCCACCACGTCAGCGGCCTTCTTGGGTAGGGTGAATACGCCCTCGGTCACCACCTCAACGGGCTCACCTTGGGCTGCGTCGTAAGCGGCCACGCCGCGGATGGCGCCAACCGTGACATACTGCCCGCTGACTACAGCAGCGGGCGCCGTGACAGTGATCGTGTTGCCTTGTTGAACGTAGTTCTTCATTGAAGTCCCCTCGAACTCTGAATCGTGAATACTTTCGCCTGGCCCAGCGCCGTCAGCCGCGCAATCTCGCGGTCGATGGCCTGAAGGGCTTCGGACTGCCGGGCGTATTCGATGCTGCGCTCGCCAAATTGAACGCGGGCGATGCCCAGCGTCTTGACAATCTTATCCCGCTGTGCCTGAAGATCAGCCAGGGTCATACGCTATGCTCCGGGATTCTTGAACGCGCCGCGGTGGTCAATCGCCCCTGCTCCCAAATGCCACACCACGCGGAACTCGGTTCCGAGGGTGTTCCAGCCCGGGCGGCTCTCGACGCGCGGCCCCTCGTAGCCTTGCAGCTCCGCATACTCGAACACGGGCGCCTCGTCCGGCGAGCAGAAAAGGTACCAGGCAGTCGCCTGATTCCGCGCATCGAGGCGCGGCTCCACCAGCGGAACCAGGCCGCGCGCGGCGGTCTCCGCCTCGGCCGCATTGGTCGGATACAAAGTCGCCAGCAGCTTGTCCACCGTGGTTTCGAGCGCCGCCGGAATCAGAATGTAGCGTGGAGCAGCGCCAATCGGGTTGCCGGAAAGGTCGGTCTGCTTTCGGATCGCCAGCTTGGCGGCCCCGATGGTCGTATCGCTCGGCGCCGCGCCGGAAGCAGCCAAATTGGCGTGGTCGGCGTGAAACACGGCCTTACCGTCGGCCAGCTTCGGGTTGCTGACAATCGTGTCGATCAGGAAACTGGTGAACCATTGGCGGGCGCCACGGGCGATTTTGGCGCTGATGTCGGCCAGAGCGCCGATGTCGTCATTCACCAGCGCCTGGAAGGTGATGGCAAACCCCTTGGCATAGCTCGCAAGGCGGTAGCTCGCCAGCTCGCGCCCCTCGATGGTGCCAAAGGTCACCTCGCCGCTCTCGGCGACTTGGGACAGCGCCGGTCCATCGCTCACTTCCAGGATATGCCGCTGCCGGAAATCCGCCATGGTCGCGCGCCGGAAGATCTGCGTGATCGGGCTGGGCGCCGTGCGCAGCGGAAACAGCGCCTTGTTGAAGACCTCTTGAAGCAGCACACTGAAGTCGGGAGTCGTGTGCATGGCCCGGGTCAGCACCTCCGCGGGGCTGCCCAGCGTGCTCAGCCCGCGCTCGCGGAGAATCTCACGGGCGAAATCAGCCAGCCGGTGGTAAGCGTACTGGCGACCGGCCTCGGGCTTATGGCCCGGAACAACGCGGGTCGCCAGACCGTCCGCCATGCGCTCGATTAGGCCGTCGGCGTGATCGCGGGTCATCGTCGCGGCCGGCGTGCGCGTGTCAATCAGCGGTTGCGATTCGGCAACGCGCTTAATCAGCGCCGTCCGCACGGCATCAAGAGAATTGTGCTGCGCTACGGCCTCGTCGGCTGCCGTCTCCGGCAGCGCCAATGCCGCAGCGATATTGCGGGCCTGCACCAGCAGGTCGCTATTCGTTTCGGTCTGCATTTGTCCTCCAGTTTTGGAACGAACTTGCGCGCCCGGATCGGCTCCGAGCGGAACGAATGAAATCTCTCGCGGCGTCCAGCGTTCGGCAAGCTTCACGCGAGCGCCGTTCTCGCGGGTCTCCCGCCAGGTCTCCACCGTGTAGCCCACGCTGACGTTGCGAATGACGCCCGCGCGAACATCGGCCGCGATGCCCTGAACCTCCGGGCGGGTTCCAAACCGCACCACCGCCTCGCCGCGGGTGCCGTCCACGGATGCGTCTTCAACAACGCCCAGAATGGCCTCGACGCCCGAATAGTGATCATGGTTGTTCAGCACCGGCGCGCCGCGGAATTGCGACAGGTCCACCGCTTCGGGCGCCAGGCTCAAGCGCTCGATGTAATCGCCAGCGATGTCTCGCCGGCGAACGTCAGCGCCGGTCGAGAAAATGACGTGAACCGTATTCCGGTCGGTATCGAAGGTCTCCGGCTGGAACACCGCCGCGCGCGTCAACATCTCACCTGCCATTTCGATACCTCCTGTGTTTCGCCGCCCGCAGGCGGCGGAAAATCTCCTGAGACGCCACAGCCCGGTCTACCGGGCTCGGGCTGCGGCGCGACAGATAACACAAGTCGGCAAACTCCAGCTCGCGCGGAGAAACGCCCTGCCATTTGCCACCAGTGAATTCCGCGGGGATGAGCCAAACCCGGCGAATCATTGCTGCGCCTCCTGTTCCGTAGCCGTCGGCGTCGGTTGTCCCTGTTGCGTCGTGCGCCGCGGGTCAGAGTCAAAGACCAAGCCCAGTGCATCCGCCCGGGCGGCGTCCGCCGCAATCTCGGCGTCCACGTCTTCGGCGCGCCATCCAGTCCGCCCCACGATCTCGCTCCGGCTCGCAAAGCCGGCCCGCACGCGCAGTAGGTCCGTCAGCACTTCCGCCCGGCGGTCGAGCATTTCAATCTCGGGCGCCACCCACCGGCGCACGGTAACGTCGCCCTCGACCACGCCGGCCGCCCGGCCCAGCTCTGCCCAGCGCCGCACCACCGGCTCGCATAGCAAGGGAACCAGTAGGCCGTACTGGATACTCTCGATGGTCCGCCGGAATTCCAGCAGGCCGGCCCGGCCACTGGCGAACGTCACTTGTGACAGGTCGCCACTCAGCAGCTCATATGGGATGCCCAGTCCGGCGGCGATGCGCCGCATCTGCGCGCGGACGAAGGGGTCGAACGCGCTCTCAATCTGCGGCGGCTCGGAGAACTCGATGTCTTCTCCGGGCTGTAGGCGGACCATACTGCCCGGCTCCAATGCCGGAACCTGTCCGGCCTGGGAAAGCGGGTTGCTGCCGTCCGGCGTGCGCACAAAGCCGGTGAATAAGGCCGCGGTCCGGCTGCGAGTCAGTGCCGCCTCGAGGTAGGTGTCAAGCTCGCGCAAGGCGATCAGCACCGGCGCTAGCCACGATACGCCACGCTGCGCACCAGGGGCCAGCGGGCGGTAGACGTGCAAGCAATCGGTAGCTGGCACATAAACCGATTCGAGGTTCGCGCCCGGTAGCGCCGGGGATTGGCGGTATAACCAGTAACCCGCCGGCCGCAGGCCGTCGTAGCCGATGCCGGCGAATGTCTGACCGTCAGTCCGGCTCTCGTCCAGGTACTCCGGACCGAGTACTTGCAGCGTCAACGGGACGCCCGGCGCCGCCTCGTCTACTCGCAGCACCACAAACGCCTCGCCGGCCACCACCACGGTCTGAAGAACCTGCGCACCGAGACCTACCCAGTCCATCCGGCCCGAGGCATCGCAGCCGCGCGCCCAGCGCTCCCATAGGCGCTCGTGCGCACGGCCGGCGAACTGCGGAGTAATGCCGTTACCGCCCCAGCAGGCATTCACCAGAGATTCCACAGCCCGCCGGGCCAAGGGGTTATTGCCGAATGCATCGACCGCCCGGGCGCGCAACACAGCCGGATTGGACCACGGCGAATTAGGCGCGCCCGGCGGCGGCGTCCAGTCGGCAAGGCGGCTCATCGGCCGGGCGGCATCCCACTGCACGGTCCGGTAGGCGGCTGGCGAAGCGGTCAATGTCCGCCAGGCGGCCATGATTCGGTCAAAGAGTGCCATTTGCATTATTTATACCAAAAGCCATTGCCATTTGCAAATTTTATGTCTGTCGCTGGCGAAGTTGTGCAATCGGCCTACCCGCCCGCGCCAGAGCCAAAAAATCCTTTGGCACGAACTGGTTACCCGGAATTTCCCGGTCCGGCTGAGCCATCTTCGGAAATTCCGAAGATGGCGTAAAGTACCGGGATACCAGCCACTTAGCAAGCAGCCTCCGCTCGCGGATGGTACGGACCTCAGCCAGTTCCAGAATCCAACTCGAAAGAGATCTTCGGTCTTGGTCAGTCATTTCGCCTCCTCTTCACCAATTCCCTCAATTACCTCAATCACTTCATGAGGATGTCGGGTTTTGAACAACATGCTTCCCCCTATATGTTTCTTCTTATGGGGGATAGCATGTTGTTCAAAACGCGACATTCGTGCAAACTGATTGAGGTAATTGAGGGAGTCATTCTTGTTCCTCAAGCAAGATCTTCGGTCCGGTCCAGGCTGTCACTTGGATACGGCGACCTTCGCTTTCCACGTCGAACCGTCGCGATCTGAACCCCAACAGACTCATCGCCTCGCGCAATTCCGGCAACGTGAAGAACCGCGCACAGCCCGCGGGCGTGCTCGCCCATGTGCGGAACGTTGGAAGGTGAACCAGGGCGCTTTCGGCATAAACAATCACCGCCCACGGCGCACGTTCAGAATGCGGATTTCGCTCATAGGCTAAGTCCAGCCATTGCAAATGCTCACGCAATTCGTCCTCGTTTCTCAACTCCGGCTTTCCCGCGGCGCGCCAACACCG